ATGGAAGACATCGTCAGAAGTGGCACTTGCGCCATGTGGATTAAAGCATTTGATAAGGGGGGATTATAAATGGCTATTAAATATAAGTTTGGTTCAGTCGAACACAAGAAGTCTATGATTGCCAACGCGAAGTACAGATCGCGTGGCGCTGGCATACCTTTTAACTTAGATGTTACAGATCTAAACATCCCTGAGTGCTGTCCTGTGCTAGGTATATCCCTGAGTGCTGGAAACAATCAAGGTGGTGGGGCGTCCAGTGCTACTTTAGATCGTCTTGATCCATCTATAGGTTACACACCTGACAACACGGCTGTTATCTCAATGAGGGCAAACAGGATGAAGTCAGACTGTACGCCAGCAGAGATCATGCAGGTTGCTCTGTGGACTCAACGTAAGCTAGGAAGATTGGAGGCACTCAATGGCACATTATGATTGTACTAAATGTGGTCACCCAATGGGTCTTAACCCTAGTCATTGTGACGTTTGTATCTATAACGCTAAAGAAACCTTGCTGCCTGACCCTACCATAACTGAGGAACACACAGGGGGCAGTGCTGGCTACTACCGTGTAGCCGTCAGAAACCCCACCACAATACCCACCTCCTATAAAGCTGAATGCAATGACATTATCGAATCTTTAGAAATGACATTTGCAGAGGGCAATGTGTTCAAGGCCATATGGCGTTCAGCCGCTGCCCGTCAAGGTAAGGAGAAGAAGGGCAACAACTCTGTGTATGACGCAGAGAAGATGGTGTTTTTCTCAGAGCGTATCTTATCAGCAAGCAAGGAGGACTGATTCATGAGTGAAGAAGAGAAGATCGTAAGTAAAGCAAACTCTGAAGCTTATACCAACAACTGGGAAAGGCTGTTTGGTAATCCAATACCCATAGGTCAGAAGAAAGTTAAAGATCGTGTGGATCTCGGACTGTCGCCTAGTACTGTGGTAGAGGATTATGTTGAAGAATCGCTTGAACTGATCCACCCGCTTAACAGGAAATAAAAATCCTGGACCTAAGTGTTGGTAAAGTTTTAAAACCCTTATACCCCTTGTCTTGGGTAGCATTAACTTTACGCACTATCGGAGATTCCCCTCTCTGATAGTGTACTTTTATTCCCATTGTCGGCGCTCATGCCAGAGGTATCAAAATGAGTAACGAAATAGAAGAGCAAACTCTTCCAGAATTTCCCGAATCTTCCCGCGAACTTTTAGTTCTACTTCACAAGCATTACCCTGCCAAGTGTATTGCGTACAACGAATCAGAAATATCAGCACACCGCTATGCGGGGATGCGGGAACTGATCGATGAACTAATGGTATGGCAGGAGGAAGCTGATGAATCGTCAGATACGCCAGTGCATTAAAGAAGACTTTCCGTCTATGCTTTCGTTAGCACACCTAATGCACCAAGAGAGTCCCGTGTATAGGGAACTTCCTTTGGATGAAAACAAGCTACTAGAGCTCGCACACTTATCACTAGATCATCCTGACTTAGCATCGCTATTTGTATCCACAACGGATGGGCAAATAACTGGAATGCTAGGCGCGGTAGCTGTAACCGAATACTTTGGCCCTACAATTTCTACCTGTGATCTATTTCTTTATGTTCACCCCGAACAACGAGGATCATCCGCTGCTCTACGACTACTTAAAAAGTACGACAAGTGGGCGGTAGAACTAGGAGCAACCCGCATTAACCTAGGCTTAACTACAGGTTTGTTTATTAAAGAAACAGGCAGGTTATATGAGGCGGCGGGATTTAAACACTCAGGTCATTTCTACACAAGGATAAATCCCCATGGGCATTTTAAAACATAATCGTAATACCGAAGTTAAAACACCCGCAGTTACTGAAGTTAAAAAGGCTGTTAAGAAAACTAAAAAAGAAGGAGAGAAGTAATGTGCAATTTATTTTCTTCCCCTTCGCCACCTCCTGCCCCTGCACCTGTAGTCGCTGCACCTGTCAAAAAGACACCCGCGCAAGTAAAGGCTAAAGAGCAAAAGGAAGTTACTAAAGCTGCTGTAAAAAGCAACGAAGAACAATCTAAGAAGAAAGGTCGTAAGTCTTTCCGCATCCAACTTGGAGGCTACTCTAGTAACCCTAAGAATGGCAGCGGCAGCGGCCTAAGTCTATAGAGGTAGGGTATGACTGATACAACCCAAGGCCGATACGAACAGTTAAAGAGTAGGCGTGAGCCTTTCCTTACTCGCGCACGGGAGTGTTCAGCAATAACCATCCCTGCATTACTACCGCCCCAAGGACACAACTCACACACCGTCTTACCAGCCCCCTATCAAGGGCTTGGTGCTAGGGCCGTAGTTAGTTTAGCTAGTAGATTAATGATTGCTATGTACCCACCTGGCATGAGTTCGTTCCGTCTTCAAATACCGTCTGAAATATTGATGCAGCAAGGCGAGATGGAAACTGATCAGGAAACCGAGCGTGGTTTAGCTCTATCTGAGAAGGCAATCAGTAATGAGATTGAGAGAAAACAGTGGCGTCAACCTACGCACCTAACTCTCCAGTATCTTATAACCACAGGCAACGCGTTAGAACAGGTTCTCCCTGATAACCGTATGCGGGTATTTCGATTAGACCAGTATGTGGTTGTGAGGGACATGACAGGTGATGTGACAGAGATAATCATTGAAGAATATTTCTCCCCCAACAACCTACCCGCATCTGTACGTTCAATGCTTAAAGCTGAAGATGCCCCGACTCAACGTGTGCCTATCTACACCTCTTGTAAATATAACAAGGAAGGTAAGTATGATGTGCATCAAGAAGTCAGTGGCAGTAAGGTTCCTAATAGCGTAGGAACATATGATGTGTGTCCGTTCAACGCGCTACGGTGGACTTCTGTTATTGGAGAAGACTATGGTCGTGGCAAATGCGAAGAGCATTTAGGTGATCTCATGGCTGTGGACGGCTTGTCTAAGTCAATGTTAGATGGGGCTGCATTAGCCTCACGCCACATTATGATGATACGCCCTAACGCTGCTGGTGGTCTTAACCTACGCAGACGATTGTCTAAGGCTGATAATGGTGAGTATGTAGTTGGTAACCCAGAAGACTTGGGAATGTTAGCTTATCAAAATGCGCCTGGTTTACAGGTAGCAAAAGCAGAACTAGACGAGAAGAAGCGTGAGATAGCTGCGGCATTCTTGATGAACTCAAGCGTCCAGCGTGAAGGTGAGCGTGTTACAGCGTATGAACTGAAGATGATGGCAGAAGAGTTAGAGGGTTCCCTAGGTGGAGCGTTCTCAATGCTATCTCGTGACATGCAGTCTGCCCGTCTTAACCGATTAATCACTCAGATGCAAGCGCAGGGTAAGTTACCCCCATGGCCCGAAGGCGTTGTTGAGCCTACTGTTCTAACTGGTCTAGAAAGTTTAGGCCGTGAGCAAGATGTTCAACGCGTAGGTTCGGCACTTCAATTCTTACAGGGCTTACCTCCAGAAATCCTCGACTATGTTCGATGGGAGAAGCTTCTTGGTAAGGCGTTTAATGGTTTATCTCTAGAAGATGCTGTTAACACCGAAGATGAAGTGGCACAGAAGCGTCAGCAACGACAAGTAGAGTCAGGGTTAGGATCAGCAGCGGAAGCTGGTGGTGCAGCTATGGCACAACAAGCAGTAGAACAAGGGATGTAATGTCCCCTACAGGATACTAAATGACAGAACAAGCTACACAACCAGAGAATGGCTCAGATGAATATAACCAGCAAAAAGCTGCCCAATTCAACGCGGGTCATGGAACCCCATCAAGTGAGAATATAGACTCAGCCCCCATCCCTCTCAAACCAGAGAACGGACAGGACAAATTCTATAATGCTGAAACTGGTGAGTACAACTGGCAAGCACACGCTGCTGAGTTGGAGTACCGTATGAAAGGGGATACACCCGATACGGCAACGGAAGGCGAGGAAAGCACAGAGGCCGCACCAGAAGCGGAGACCGATAACGCAGCCCTCAATATAGTCAGCAACGCTGGCCTTGACGTTGACTCATTAATTCAGCAAATTCAACAAGAAGGTAACCTGAGTGACGAGGCTAAAAATGCTCTCATAGCCACAGGTGTTGATGCAAGTCTAATCGACTCTTATGTTGATAACCTAAAGTTCCGTATGGACGCTGAGTCCAAGGCTGCCCTTGAATATGTGGGCGGTGAGGAAGAGTGGGGAAAGATAAACGCATGGGCTGAAAACAACCTTAGTGTTGAAGATAAAGCAGCGTACAACGATACGTTGAATGGAGAGAATTGGAAAATGGCTGCTGATGCAATTAAATCCCGCATGGGACAAAACGCAGAGCCTAACTTAATGTTAGGCAACGAGTTAGGTAATACCGCTTCGGGTTACCGTAGTCGAGCGGAAATGAAGAAAGACATGTCAAACCCAGAGTACAAGTCTAATCCTACATTCCGTCAATCTGTCATCGATAAGATGTCAGTCTCCACATATGACCTAGACCAATCCTAGGATCATACCGCCCCCCTTCGGGGGGGCAACCATTCTAGGGTAGCGCCAAGCCAGCGATACCTCCGATAAGGTCGCACATCCCCAACCCTGACATGACTAGGCTAGTTACTGTGGGTTATTCCGTGCGCTCTTTAGAAGTACCCTTGCACTGACCTGTTACGACAGACAATCTTTGTAACGCTACAACTTAAAGAATATAGACATTTTTACATTTATTTATTACAGGGCATTATCATGGCTATTTCTAGCATTACATCAAACCCCTCCAGATTTGGTAAGGGACAAACAACAGGGCCAGTTGACAATCGTGGCTTATTTTTAGACGTTTTCGGTGGTGAAGTATTAACCGCATTCGATCTTGCAACAGTAACTCTTGACAAACACAACGTAAAAACCGTTGGTGGTGGTCAGCGTTCATTCCGTTTCCCAAAGACTTGGAAAGCATCAGCCGAGTACCATGTACCCGGAACAGAAATGATGGGTAACGACATTGAGACAGGTGAGATCTCTATCACCATCGATGACATCTTAGTATCTCACACTGCTGTATCGGACATTGACACTATGTTGTCACACTTCGATGTACGCTCTGAGTACTCTGCCCAGATGGGCCG